ATCCAGATCCAATGCTTTTCAGGCTTAAGTAATTTAAGTGTCCTTCATGGACTATATCATCTTTTAGGATAAGTGTAAGTCCAGGCCTACTACCTTCTAAGTTAGGAGCTGACAGTGTGAGTGTAGGGTTATCGTTGTAATCATTGTTACCACCATCCGTTAAAGTAATGCCAGTGACAACACCACCTTCAGTTGTAACAACCCCAGTTGCTCCCGTACCACCACCACTGCTTACAGCAACGGTTGCATCAACATATCCCAAACCAGGATCTGTAATAGTAGCTGTAAAAGATGATTGATAAGTAGGACTTATAGCAGCAACTACAGAAGGTAATCCACCGATAACAGTTGCAGCAGTATCCTGTCCATTTTCATTATAACCACTACCAGGAGAATCCAATGTAATACTGGCAAGTTTCTTACCAATAACAATATCAGCAGTCGCTTCAACTGAAGGGTTAGAGAAACCAGCCAACGGACTTTTAGTGATAGTCATTGTAGAATCAGAGACACCACTGTAATCATCGATATAATCGATATGCATCAAACAGTAGTTGCTGCGATTATAGGACCATGAAGTACCTTGATTAGCGAAAAATGGTTGGATAATTTTCATCCAAACACTAGCTTGTTTTAGGGAACTAGGCAGAGTGATGTCACGACGGTTAGGTCGTTCATCATCAAGAGTATGGGTATAAGCAGGTACTACTTCTCCTAAGCCAGGATCACCAGCAACAGCAATATCAGGATCAATACCATTAGTACCTCCCGGATGGTTGCCTTCCACAAGTAAATAGTTCTCAGCAGCATCCCACTCAGCAGTAGTTGGAGCAGTATCTTTAACAACAAATTTAGCAAGCAAACGATGAGGACGAATAGGCCTATTACCAGTAGTACCTAATGAAGTGTTGTAAGAGAATGTAGGACGATTTCCACCGTTGTTACCAGAACCGGCAAACACATAAACACCTACCTTTTCAATGTTTGTTAAATCTTGTGGTTTAAAGATAATTTCTCTTGCTTGATTGGTATTATTACCCCCAAAATGCCAGTAAGTTTTATCGTAAAAACTGGGAGCTACAATGTCTGGTTTAAAGTTATTATTACCACCAGAACCACTACCTTGACCATGGAGACTCACCCCACCTGTAGATCTGTAGTGCACTTGATCATAATTAACAAGCAACCCAATCCGCCTTTTACCATCAACATTGATGCCATACAGAGGTTGTCCAAAACCATACATCAATGAAGTACTGAAATAATCTGACATACCGCCAGATATAGAAGTAAGTGGTCTATGGGTATAACCAGAACCAGGTTCAGTTAAATCAAGCTGTTTAAAAGTACCAAGATTTTCTAACACTGCAGTAGCGGTAGCACCGTTACCTGAACCAGTAATATTTACAGTGGGGATATTTACATACCCTTCACCCTGATTAGTAACAGTAAACCCAGTCAGTACACTGGTATGTACAGCGGTAGCAGTAGCTTGTCGTTGTGTTTCCTCAGCGACTACGGCACCACTATGAATACGCTCTCTCCAGTAATCACCATAGCTATCTACTTGTGGGTTAGACAGCTGATCAAACTCAGTGTTAAACAGAACATTAGTTGTACCAAATTGTCCTTCTAATTTTTTAGCCAAATCTGACTCAGCTGCATGTAGAGCAGTTAAGGCAGACCGTTCAGCAGTGACTCCATTATTGTAGTTTGTGACTGCTGTTTTAACATTGGTGATATTACAAGCTCCCGGTTGACCAGTAGTGGTGCCCATGTCAACACTAGATAGGTTACCGTCAAGCAGATTCCAAATTTTAAAGCGATCGTTGTCATATTGAGCGATGTACTTTTCTTGGTTATCTCTAAGGATTGGAAACCATTTACCTGTAGTTGTAGCATCTGTCAGCTTCGCAACAAATTTACCCCCAGGCCGTTTGAGTAGACCTAGAGCAAAGTCAGGGAAAGCATTGACTGCTTCTTTAAGTTGTCCAGGACGTTTGACACGATCAGGCTGTTGCGAGATACCTGATAGCAGATTCGGAATTGATTGGGAGACTGTACTCATTGCCGGTTAAGTGCTTGAAAAGGTTGATAGCTTGTGTAGTAATTTCTTCCATCCTTGAATCCAAACATGGAATAATCACCTTGTTGACACTCTTCCTCAATAGCAGCAGCTCGGGTGTTAAGTTCTTGCTCTTGCAGGAGTGCATTCAGTTCTTGGTCACCAACCATTTTTGTCGCACACATACGAGCTGCACGTGCAGTTACGAATGCTTGGATAGCTGGAGGCAGATCTTGGAAGTCAAAATACCAGAGAACATCTACATAAATTTCTTCGTCAAAAGTATATTTATGATTTAATCGGTCATATAGTTTACCTTGCCTTCTTACCACATCATAGTTATCACCATGACGATCTCTATTTGTATCTAAAGCTAGGGTATTAGAAGGGTATGTAACTTCTTTTGTAGCAGGGTTACGTGATAGTTGGTAGTCACGTTCTACGTTAAAGGTCCATCCTTCCAGCTGTACCTGTTTACTGACTTCACGTAGTGTGTTAACAGTAATAGCAACTTCAGGGTTTTGCAGGTCCAGCGTGGTGACAGGAGCCTGTCCCACACTGCTAAGTATTTGATTTACAGCATCCAGTTCGGTGGACGCAGCATATGTAGGAAAAGGCATATCTGTCAGAATAGATAAAAAAAAGGGGACCCGAAGGTCCCCCGTTGAATACAAACAATCAGGCGTTTGCAGGATAAGTAGTACCGAAAGCACCATCTGCAGCAGCGCCAGCATAGAGCTCAACGCAAGCAGCAGGGTTCAGGAAGTCAGCACCCATAGCCAAGCGGCCAAGGATAACATCACCCTGGTAGATCACGCTAACGTCTCCAGAAGTGACTTGCACTTGGGGAGCAATAGCTTCAACCACAGCAGCACCTTCACGCTGGAAGATGAGACCACAGGAAGCGTCGAAGGCATCCTGCTCGCCATAGTTGTTGTTCATACCAGTGACACCGCCGCCGTCTTCCAGCGCAGTATCGCTACCAACGAAGTCACCGACGTTGCCAGGAGAGGCAGGGCCGCCAGAGACGCCGTACTTCACGCCGTAGTTACCCAGGAAGGGGATGTTCATCGACTTGAAGATCTTGATACCGGCAATCGAGATGATGCCGTTACCGCTTTGCAGAGCAGAACCTTGCTCATCGCGGTTGATCAGGCCGTTGCTGTTGATAGCCTGAATAAGTGCGTAGTACTGGCGAGGGGAGAGAACACCCACACGTCCATCTTGAGACACACCTTTCTCATCCAGAGCAGCTGCTGCATTATAGAATGCATCAACCAGCGAACTAGAATCGAAAGCTTTGTCAGCAGTAGCACCAACTTGAATTTGAGTACCACCAGGCTCTTCCATGCTGTTAGCAGAAGTGCCTTGAACAGGGGAAGCTTGGCGTGCACCTTTAGCCAGGGCGCGGAAGATCAGACGGTCATACTTCTCAGCGAGAGCATAGCCGATCTTACGGGAGATCTCACTACGCAAGTCGTAATGTGAGAGTACTTCGTCCAATTCATAGACGAATGCACTGGAGATCAGAAGGTCATCACAGGTGATGGTCTTCTCTGCCACCGGAGGTGCACCGTTGGAATCACCCAAGATGCTATTTCCAGGCGTATGATACTCCGCGCTGGTACGGCCGGTGTAAATGAACTGAAGACTCTTGCCGTTCTTCAGAGTGCGCTTCATAACCATATCGCGGGCGATAGTGTTATTTTGGAAGCCTTTGAACATCTCACCGCTGAACAGCTTGAGATACAGAGCGCGAGCTTCCGCCGTAGTACGGGGACTCGAAACGTCGGCGTTAAGTGCACCGGGCGAAGTAAGCTGCGCTGGGTTTGTGGAGCTTTGATAAGCCATTGTTAATTAAGAGAGAATAGATGTAACTAGCTCTCTGATCGATCAGAAATTTTTTTTGATTAAATTGTTGTGGTCTATCCCACCGTCTAGACGGCAAAGGGTATCCGCGTACGGGCCGATGCCAATAGGCAGGGGAGGAATTGCACCTCCCCGTTAAGTCTACTTGCCAGTTTTAATGTAGGTAACGCCGCGATACTTCAGCTTGGCTGCCTTGACAGCAGCAGACTGCTCTTTAACGCGAGCTTGCAGTTCAACATTAGGCATGATGAATCTCCATGAAGTATCACACCCCCGTTCCATGGTGTGAGTGTTATGCGTCCTGATGGTATGTTTCTTCAAGAACACATTTGTACAACATGTTCTTTAAATATAAAAGAGCTTGTTGCTCAAATGCATCACCACCTGTCCAATTCTTGTGATGTAGATCTACTGATCTGTAGATTAACTTAAGAGCATCAGGGGTGAGTTCTATTTGATAAACATTTTCCATAAGGATGAACGTACGTTACGTTAGAATTTGTACTTAACACCGGTCTTGGCACCAACGCCGAGACCTTCGATCTCCAAACCTTCAGAGGTGATAGCAGAAACTTCACCGTAAACGGAAAGCTTCTTAGTCACATCGACACCGAGACCGACTTTGCCAGAGGCAGCGCCGACTTGCTCAGCATCATCAGGAAAAGAAATCGCTGGACCTCCCTGAATGTACCAGCTAGCGCTGTCACCCAGGGCGTTTTCGTAGCCCACGTGAGTCTCCAGCAAAGCACCTTGGTAGTCCTCACCGGACCAGCCTTGGTTAGCTTCGATGTTCAGGTATGCACCAGCCATAGCAGGCAGTGCAAAGGAAGACAGCGCGAGAGTGGAAAGAGCAATAGTTTTCATTAATTTAAATAGTGTGTGTATAATTAGCCGACCGCCGGAGCAGTGAGAGCAACAGGTGCACTCTCTACACTAGCCAGGTCGAGTGGGAAATTGTGAGCATTACGCTCGTGCATGACTTCCATACCGAGACCAGCTCGGTTGAGGATGTCCGCCCAAGTGTTGATGACTCTACCATCAGACGCTTGGATCGATTGATTAAAGTTAAAACCGTTCAGGTTGAACGCCATCGTAGAGACACCAAGAGCGGTAAACCAAATGCCAACAACAGGCCAAGCGGCCAGAAAGAAGTGGAGACTCCTACTGTTGTTAAAACTAGCATACTGGAAAATAAGGCGACCAAAATAGCCGTGCGCTGCAACGATGTTGTACGTTTCTTCTTCTTGTCCAAATTTATATCCTTGGTTTTGGCTTACGTTTTCAGTCGTCTCTCGAACCAGCGAGGACGTAACAAGCGAACCGTGCATTGCAGAGAACAATGACCCACCAAACACTCCAGCAACCCCCAACATATGAAAGGGGTGCATGAGGATATTGTGTTCAGCTTGAAAGACGAGCATGTAGTTGAACGTGCCACTGATACCCAGAGGCATGCCATCACTAAATGAACCCTGACCGAAAGGGTAGACGAGGAATACTGCAGTAGCAGCAGCGACCGGAGCAGAGTAAGCAACAAAGATCCAGGGCCTCATCCCTAGTCGATAACTAAGTTCCCATTCGCGTCCCATGTAAGCGAAGACACCAATGAGAAAGTGGAATACGACGAGCTGATAGGGTCCTCCATTGTAGAGCCATTCGTCGAGACTGGCTGCTTCCCAGATTGAGTAGAGATGTAGTCCGATTGCGTTGGAGCTGGGGACAACTGCTCCAGAGATGATGTTGTTTCCATAGAGTAGAGACCCTGCAACGGGTTCACGGATGCCGTCAATATCGACGGGAGGTGCTGCAATAAATGCAACAATAAAGCAAGTGGTCGCTGCCAGTAGACAAGGAATCATGAGGACACCGAAGTGTCCTACATAAAGCCGGTTCTCAGTGCTGCTAACCCACTCACAATAGCGGTCCCAAATAGACTTGGGCCGTTGTAGTGCGATAGTAGCTGCCATTTAATTAAGTGCTTTTAATTATTTTTTAGCGGTCTTTGCAGACCGGCGGAAGTTAGCTGCAGTAGGAGCACCCTTACTGCCAGGCTTCCTCATTGTTTCACCACTGCCTTTTTTGATGCGCAAGCGCTTGGCGTGGATGTTTGCATAGAGTCCAGGTTTAGCCATAACGTTTTTTTTGTTTGCGTTTTGCTAATGGTAAACGAGGTCCAGTACGGTTCAAGAAAGTATCTTTCTCGTGTTCGTTATCTGTCTTCGTTCCTTTATTATGAAGTTTTTGAATTTTCTGTTTTTGTCTATGAGCGGAAGGATCAATCTCAAAGAATTGAGAGATCTTCAAATCCTTTTTCTTTTTCATTAGCATTTCCATTTACGTAGTGCCAATGCCTTCCGCGTTGGCCGTCCCTTCTCATCTTTCATAGGTCCTTTGTTACCAGACATACGAGCGCAGAAGGAACGCTTACGTGAA